AGCCCGAATCGTTCCGGCGTTCCTGATCGCATAGTGGTATTGCCGGGCGTGATTGTTTTTGTCGAGACGAAAGCGCCGAATGGCGAATTGAAATCTTGGCAGGCGCGGTGCCACGCGCGATTGACTAAACTCGGTTTTCGCGTCGAAGTGCTTTGGACGGTATCTATGGTGCATGGCTTTCTATGCAGCCTCTAGTCCTGCGCCCCATCCAAAGGCCGATGGTGGACTTCGCCCGCGAGCACAAACGCTGCGCGATTTGGGCCGGTATGGGCAGCGGCAAAACGTCAGCAATGGAGTACCTGATTGTTTTACTCAAACTTCTCGGAGAAATTCGGGAGTCGCCTTGGCTTGTGCTTGGACCTATGCGCGTGGCGCGGGATACGTGGCCCGAAGATATCGGCCGATGGAGTCAATTTGCCGATATGCGTATTGTGCCCCTTACGGGGACGCCATCGGAGCGTTGTGCAAAGCTACGTGGTAAAGCCGATATCTACACCATCAGCTACGAACTTGCCCCTTGGCTCGTTGAGCACTTCGGAGACAAGTGGCCTTTCCGATACGTGATAGCCGACGAAGCCGACAGGCTGAAGGGCTTTCGCTCAAGGCAGGGCGGCCAACGCGCCCGCCAGCTTGGGCGCATCGCGCACAACCTGACTGATCGGTGGATTAATCTCACCGGCACGCCGGCGCCCGCGGGGCTCAAAGACCTGTGGGGCCAGACGTGGTACTTAGACCGCGGCGAACGCCTAGGCAAGTCGTTTAGCGCTTTCCAGAATCGCTGGTTCCGTACCAACTGGAACGGCTATGGCCTCGAGCCGATGCCCCATGCCGAGAAGGAAATCCACGCCGCGCTTGCTGACATTTGCTTGACGGTGGACCCCAAGGATTACTTCGATTTGAAGGAGCCCATCGTCACGCAAATCACGGTGAAGCTGCCAGAGAAGGCGCGGGCCATCTACAAGCGGCTTGAGAAGGAACTGTTCGCGACGCTCGAAAGCGGCGAGGACGTTGAAGTGTTCAACGCGGCGGCGCTCGCGATGAAGTGTTTGCAACTTGCCAACGGTGCGATTTACACCAACTATCCAGAATGGAGTTCAGTGCATGACGAAAAAATTGAAGCGTTGCGATCCATACGGGCGGAAACAGGTGGTGCTACAATGCTTGTGGCGTACTCGTTTAAATCCGACGCCGCGCGAATTAAGGCGGCTTTCAAGGATGCTGTCGATTTGTCTGAACCTGACGGGATGCGCGCCTTCCGATCCGGCAACGCGGGATTGGGTATTGCCCACCCTAAGTCGATGGGCCACGGAATTGATGGACTCCAGAACGTCTGTAATGTCCTGGTTAGATTCGGGCATGACTGGAAACTAGGCGAGCGGATGCAGATGCTTGAGCGGATTGGCCCCATGAGACAGCTTCAGGCCGGGCTAGACCGCAACGTGTGGGTCTACGATATCGTTTGCGAAAATTCTCTCGATGAATTAGTGTTGGAGTCGCACGTCAAAAACTGGACGGCGCAAGAGGCGTTGCTAGCGGCTATGAACAGGCGCCCCAAATGGAGGCGCAATGTCAGCGCTTAAGTCTCAGGAAGGCGGCTCGCATTACCGCGGCTACGCCATTCAGCCCGTCGAGTACATCGTTGCCAATGGCGTTGGGTTTCTCGCCGGCAACGTCATCAAGTACGTGACTCGCTACAAGGACAAGGGCGGCGCGGAGGACATTCGCAAGGCAATCCACTACTTGAACCTGATTCTTGAGTTTGAGTATCCCAACGTGGTAAATTCGGAGAATGACCATCGGGCCGGTTAAAAAGGGCGCAATGCATCGGGACTTGGGCAAGAAGCCCAATTCGCCCATCACTCAGTCCGATATCAAGAAGGAGGCCGCAAAGGGGCCTCTTGGGGCCAAGCGCGCGAACTTTGCGCGAATGGCAAAGAGACATTTCAAACCGCTTGGGGAATCTTTCTAATGCCACAGATGAATGCTGATGGAACCGTTCAAGTCGCGCCGCCGACGCAGAGTGCTTTTGGCCCGGCCAGCGCATCAGCTCCGCCGCCCCCGATGCAGGCGCCGCCTCAGCAAGTGCAGGCTGGTGCCCACCCCGGCTTTTCGGGCGCCATCCAAGACCTGGTTGCCATGCTTGCCAAGGTGCTTGCGCCGCGCAGCGTGACGCAGCAGGGCGTCCGCACCGAGGACGCAGTGAACCAAGCTGAAGGCGTCAGCCAGCCGCTAGGCGGCCATTTCAGCACGACCCCGCAGTAGTATGCCCGCAGTCTCGGAAGCGCAGCGCCGGGCCATGTACGCAGCCGCAGCGGGCAAGTCCATGCTGGGCATCCCCAAGACTGTCGGCAAAGAGTTTGTTGACGCGACGCCGGCCGGCAAACTGCCGGCGCGCAAAAAGCCAGCGGAGAAGCCGTTAGGCGAATCATTCTAAAACGATAGGAGCCCCCAAGTGCCGAAGACTCAAGCTAAGAGTGTTGCCGATTTCAAAGCCTTATTCCACGAAGACGTGAAAGTTCCCGCCAAAATCAAAGCTGCCATCGCCTCCCTTGCGGCTGAAGGCCCTGAAGCATGGGAGTACGAAGTGGACTTTCTCAAGCGCGCGGGGGTGAGTACCACGCAACTCGCCGCCTACCGCGGGCAGTTCGAAAAGTTCTTCGTCGCCGTGCGCGAGACGCGCGGCAAGAGCGAACGGCGCGTGTGGTTCGGGGATTCCAAGGTGGCTGACAAGGTGCGCTAATGGCAAATACGCTCGACGCTTTCAAGGACAAACACGATCCGCTGACGATCATCGCGAACCTTAAGGCGGAGCTGTCGAGCGTTCGCGAAGAACTCGACCAAGCCACCGCGGTGAAGATCGTCCTTGGGACAATCGCCGCAGAAGTCGATCGCGCGTCGGTGCCCAAGTGGAGCGTCGGGGTGCCCAAGGCCGCAAGCGGCCCCGGCATCCCGACTCTGGTGTTGAGCGATTTCCACTGGGCCGAGAAAGTGGACCCCGCGCAAATCAACGGGGTCAACTCATTCGACCTTACCATTGCGCGCAAGCGCCTGCGCTACACGATCGAGAATGCCATCCACCTGTGCCGAATCCTCGACCCCAAGTGGCGCTATCCTGGCATCGTCTGCGTTCTCGGCGGCGACATGATCAGCGGCAATATCCACGACGAGCTGACGGCCACGAACGAAATCAACTCGATGCCTGCCATTCTAGACCTGTACGGAGAACTGGTGGCGGCCATCACGCTACTCGCTGACAACTTCGGCCATGTGCTGCTGCCCTGCGTTTCGGGCAACCACGGGCGCGACACGCGCAAGATATGGAGCAAAGACCGGCACGCCACGTCGTTCGACTGGCTGCTTTTCATGTTCCTCGCCAAGCACTTCGCCAAGGACAAGCGTGTGCAATTCCTGATTCCGACTGGCCCCGATGTTGGATACAAGGTCTACGGGCACCGCTATCTCTTGACGCACGGCGACAAGCTGGGCCACGGTGGCGATGGCCTCATTGGTTTCCTTGGCCCTGTGACTCGAGGCGACCACAAGCGCCGGTCGCGCAACGCGCAAATAAATCAACCGTACGACACCCTTGTTTGCGGGCATTGGCATTCCTACGCCCACCTGTCGCGGCTGATCGTCAACGGCAGTTTGAAAGGGTATGACGAGTACGCTTTCACCGAAGCATTTTCGTTCGAGAAGCCGCAACAAGCCCTTTGGGTAACGCACTACCTTTATGGCATGACCTACCGCATGCCCGTGCTATGTGAGCCGCTTCCGGCTGGCAAGGGTGCTCCGGAATGGGCTGATGCTGTATGACCGATGTGACGGACCCGGTGCTGTTGCTGCGCCAGTCGGTTTGCTCGCACGCTTTCATCAAGGCGCCCAATTGCCCGAAGCGTTGCGCGCACTGCGGCGTGGACGAAGCTGAATGGCACCGGCGCCAAGAGGACTTGCCCCATCCGTGGAATCCGCTTTAGTCGGCCGCCTCGTCGTCCGGCCCGTCTCCGGGCCCGTACTCGTCTGAATCGCTGGGAGGGCACATGGCTCCCACTTTACACCGGGGTCAGGAACAATGCACGTTCGGCCGTGCGGCGGCGCAGCAGGCCCGCAGACGGCCACCCGCCGATCTTATCCCATACCAGAAACTGGTCGGCCGCGCCTGCGGTATCTCCTTGGTTGAGCAGCCGCAGCAGCGTTGAGGCGCCGAACGCCCCCGTGCCTATGTTGAACGCTAATGACACCAGAGCGTCGAACTGGTCTTGGGTAATGGGAACGGTCACGTCGCGGTTGATCGCGGCGCAGGCGTGCGCTGTGTCGGCCCTAAACCAGTCGTTGCACTGGTCAAGCGTGTAGGTAACGCCGATCGCCACGTCAGGCCCTGTATGGCCCCAGCCTGCGGTCGGAATGCCCGTCGCGTCAGGGTAGCCCGTCAGCATCAGCTTTTCAAATGACTGGATAAGAGTAGTGCCTTTTGGCCCCAACTGCATCATTTCCGGTTCCTGTCGCGAATCTTGAAGAAAATCGTCACAATCGCTACGCATATGGCAGCGATGTACGACAGGCTGGCAAGGACCGGCTCTAGTTCAGTCAAGAAGTGCCCTGCTCCCGCGAGCGCCCCAACCATGACGGCCGAAGCATGCTGTATTGGATGCTCGTCTCTATTCACGGTCTTGGAACTCCCGCAACGACGCGCTTACTTCGTCGGCCCTGAGTGCAAGAAGTCCGAGCAGGCTTGAGATATCTGGGCCTGCTCCTGGTTGCCCACTGCCACTATTTCCCGCAGGCACCGCGAGAACATTGCCGGCGGCGGAGCCGGTTGCGCCATTTCCGGCGTCAACGGCGCTGGCTGCGGGCACGATCGGACGGCTACCGGCTGCGTGGCACAAGCGCACAGGCTCAACGGCAGGCTGATTGCTAAGGGCCAAAATCTCTCTCTCATAGGTGTCATGCTCCATTTGCGCCTTGGCCTTCAGTTCGGCCGTTTGCTTTGCGGTGTCGGCCTCGAGAGCAGCAGTCGCCTTCGCGACCGCAGCAGCCTCATGCGCTTCCCCGATGTGCCGCTCGTGAATCGTATAGACCCCGAAAGCAATAACAAGACCGAGAACAAGCGCCCCATAAAAAGCAT